CCATGCTGGGTGCCATCGGCAGCATTTTTGCCCGTACCGTCAGGGATTGCCTGAATGGCGATATAAATAGGCGCGATACCTACCAGCGCCGCCAATGAAATGTGCACCGTTGCCGGAACGCCAAAGGCCGTCAGTGCCATCCCGACACCAGCGCCTGCCAGCGTGCCCAGGCTATAAAAACCGTGCATCATCGGCAAAACCGTTTTATTCATTTCTCGCTCAACGGCGGCACCTTCAACGTTTATCGCCACTTCCGCAGAACCAAAACTTGCCCCAAAGACGCCGAGACCAACGGCAAAGAGCAGGGGCGATGTCAGCCAGAGTGCCAGACTTAATATCATCATCCCGATCAATGCGCAGGACATCGTGACCAGGATGACATTACGTGTCCCAAAGCGTTTCACTAACCACGCCGAGCAGAGAATACCGCTCATCGAACCGATCGACAGACCAAAGAGAACACCGCCCATTTCAGCGATCGAGACAGAGAGAATATCGCGGATAGCAGGCGTACGGGTTGCCCAGGACGCCATTAACAGGCCTGGCAAAAAGAAGAACATAAACAGCGCCCAGGTTCGGCGTTTCAATGCATTACGTGAAGAATTTACGGTCATAGATCACGTCAAAATAAGAAGAGGGAAGACAACATTAGCAAGGTTGTGTACATTTGTACACAATTGCAGACAGAGGAAATGACATGCGTCGCGCTAACGATCCGCAACGGCGAGAAAAAATTATCCAGGCCACGCTGGAGGCGGTGAAACTTTACGGAATACATGCTGTTACGCACCGCAAAATTGCTACCCTTGCCGGGGTACCGTTGGGATCGATGACCTACTATTTTTCAGGAATTGATGAGTTGTTGCTGGAGGCGTTCAGCAGTTTTACTGAGATTATGTCCCGGCAATATCAGGCATTTTTTAGCGATGTTAGTGATGCTCAAGGCGCATGCCAGGCTATCACCGATATGATCTACAGCTCACAGGTTGCAACGCCGGATAATATGGAGCTGATGTATCAGCTCTACGCGCTGGCTAGCCGAAAACCGCTATTAAAAACGGTAATGCAAAACTGGATGCAGCGCAGTCAGCAAACGCTCGAACAATGGTTTGAACCCGGAACCGCCCGCGCGCTTGATGCGTTTATTGAGGGGATGACGCTGCATTTTGTCACCGACCGTAAGCCGCTATCGCGCGAGGAGATTTTGAGGATGGTTGAGAGGGTTGCAGGGTAGTAGATAAATTTTAGATAACAAAAAACCCACTTATCTAAATGGGTTAATAAAAACAATAAGTTAGATGAAAAACAATAACTTAATGTGGTGGTCAGTGGTGGTTATTACGGGGTAATGCCAACCGCTGCCGCCACTTTGTCGCCATTTGGTAACGTTGCCAGTGGATTGAAACGGAGCGCCGTTTCCAAATGATCCGGTGCCAGATGCGCATAACGCATAGTCATTTTTATATCGTGATGTCCGAGAATTTTTTGTAAGGCCAAGATGTTTCCACCCGACATCATGAAGTGCGCCGCAAACGTATGGCGCAGAACGTGTGTCAGTTGACCGCGAGGGAGAACGATAGACGTTTTTTCCATCACGGATAAAAATTGAAAATAGCAGTCTGTGAAGAAATTGAACCCATCGAGCGCCATGATCTCTTCATAAAGCTCTTTACTGATAGGTATGCTTCTGTTTTTCTTCCCCTTCGTTCTCACAAAGGTGATTCGATACTTGGTGACCTGTGAGCGGGTAAGATTGATTGCTTCTCGCCAACGTGCGCCTGTACTTAGACATATTTTTACCACCAGTGCCAGAATTGGGTTCTGACGTTTGCAGTCAGACAGTAATTCGATAATCTGCTCATGTGTAAGCCATGCCATTTCCTTTTCTGCGATAGTGAATTTGCGCATCTTCTCTAATGGGTTTGGAAGTGTCCATTCACCCAGGCGGGAAAGTTCTCTGAAAACGCTGCTTAGATGGCTTTGCTCCAGGTTAACAGTAACTGGGCTTGCTCCTTTCTTCCATTTTTCACTGAAGTAGATTTCACCAGTAAGGCGTTTATCGCGATAGTGAGCAAACATTTTTGAGGTGAGATCAGTTGCAAGGGGATTTCCCAAGGCGTCAACCATCAACAGCAGCTTGTTGTAGACATGCTGTCCGGCAGTAAGAGATTTGCCATGTAATTTGAACCATAGCTCAACCATATCTTTCAGTGTCCGACGATCCACTGATTCGCCCAGCCAGGGCTTTGCTTCTATTTCCCCCATGGTGTATCGCTCGAAGGCCAGTGCTTCGCCTTTGGTGGCGAATTGTTTACGCACACGGCGTCCGCTACGTCCGGCGGGGTAACATTCGCAAAGCCATTTCCCTGTGGTTAGTTTTCGTACTGCCATAAAAATGCCCTCCAATGGAGAGCATTTTTACTGTATACATAACCAGTGTCAATGTATGTATATTATTAAGAATACATTCATTTTGAGTTAAAAAAGCTTATAATTTCTGTCAGCCATGAAGGCGTATATTTTTCATTAATATCAAAAAGAGCATTGGTGTATTCTTGACAAAATTTAGTTTTATTTCCAGATTCCTCAAAATATCTTTTTATTATTAATTTTTGGCTAGTTGTCAGATCTAATATTCCAGCTGCAACATTGGACGGTAATGTGTTAATGTTCTCTATAAATGAGAATCTATTATCACCTTTCTTATAAAGTCGATGTAATGTTTTGTGGAAAATAATCCCAGATAATACATCTTCAATTTCAGTTGGTGGAGAAACTCTATTGTCGGTGGTTTTTAGTAAGTCAGCATCACTTAAATCATCGCGTAGCAGCAGTCTTCTGATTCTGACTTGCGATATGCTGTCTGAAGTATCAAATTTATCATACGATTGATCTGTATCCAATAAACAAAAGACTTTTCCTTTTATTGCCGGCTTTCTGTCTTTTAAAGCTAAGATAAGATATGAGTAAATATCTTTGAGTGCAAATGACCCCCCAACACTTAATACAATTATATTTTTATTTTCTAAATTTTCAAATTTAAGATGGGATTCAATGTATAATTTATCTGTACGTCCTTCGCACAATATCCAATTATAATTATTTTGTGATGTAATTGAAGTTATTATGGATTGAACAAGATCATGATTGCTTTTCACTTCTAAAGTATCTAAATATGAGCCTTTAGATTCTTTAACAAGGGTCGACAATTCATCTCGATAATACTCAAGGTTAAGGCATTTTATCAATGCTTGATTTGGAGAAACATAAGTGGCACTACCGCTCATTGCTGCAGGAAGAAAACCATACCAATGAGTAGTACATATGGTTTGAATGCCTATTTCACTTATTTTTTTAATCTTCTCAAATTGTTTAAAGCAAGATGTCGCATGTAAAGATAACTCTGGTTCATCGACAGCTAATATTGTAGCTTGTTGAGTTTTTTTGGGATTGTCTTTTAAAAAACCTATGGCTAAATCAAGTAATGCCTTCCTTTTTTCACCAGAACTAAGATTGTGGACAGGTGTATCCCTATTGATATTGTCAATATAATGAAGAATTTTGTCACTAAAGTAAGTTTCGATGATTTTAGAAATCATGTGGCGTTGAGTAAATGAATTCTGCCGTTGCGTCGGTCTTTTGAATTGATACTGCCCATCAAGCTTATATGATAGTTGATCAACAAAGTCATTTAAGTGACGATTTATTTCATTGATGTCACTTTTTTTAATTATCTTACTGATTCGTTGTTGTAAGTTTTCTCCAAGTAAAGATTGCAATAACTCACTCTCTATTTTTGAATATTCTGACGTGGTAATTTCTGCAGGCAAATAAATATAGTTATAGATATCTTTTATATTATCAAGCAAGCGATTTGATGTGTTCTTGAAATGGTTTTTCTGAGTGTTTGGGGAGCTTCCATCGGGAATTAGTTCATCAATTCTGGAATGATAATCCTCAATTGATTCAAATATTGACATATAAGATCTAGGTGCTTCATTCGCTTTTTCTTTTATGACTCCTAAAGGAATTAAAAAGTAATCTTTAGATGAGTAGTTTAACTCTAATATATTGCGATGTGATATAAATTTTTCGGCAATTGTTCGTTGCATTGAATTAAAGTCTTCACTTTCCAATTGCCATGTAATATCACTAATAACATCAAGAGCTTTATAAGTAAATGAATTAGACCTGAAGCGATCTTTACGTATGAGAAAAATTGGTACAATAAACGGTTCACGAGTTTCGAATCCCAGACTCCTGGCATCATTATTTATATCAAGTCTGTTTATATCTGTTCTGTTAAGAACAACATCCAAAGCTTGCAATATTGAACTTTTTCCAACACCATTTTCACCAATAAGCCAAGATGAATTGTTATTCATAGCGATCGGAATATAATGTTGATTCCTAAAATTTTTGAAGTTTCTTAAAATAACACCGATAATCATCAATTGTCCCTTCTGAATGTTATTTACAAGTCATTATTACTTTGGCGATGATGTTAATTTCATCAATTTTACATTCGATCTTATTATTCTTACTTTCTAAAGCAATTCGACTGTTAGGCAATCGAATTAAATTACGTATAGAATAAATACCATCAATGGCTACAAGCCATAAGCCATCGTTTACTTCTTCAAAATCGCTATTGATTAGGTAAATAACATTTTCAAATTCAATAATTGATATTTTGCTACTATCGTTTGGTAAAAGTGTACGATCAAACATTAAATATCCGTTGGTAAATAGTTTACCATTGGTAATATTTTGTTTGGTTAGACAAGTTATTTGTGATTTTGCATCCATAAACATAGGACCTTCAGATTGCGAAAGCCACCGCAGCGATGCCCCTGTTTCTAAAGCACACTTGATAATCCAGTCGGAGGGAAAAGTATCCCTCATATAACGATTGGCTAATGTACTTTTTGAGACACCAAGGTGGTCAGCTAAGGCTTGCCGGGTTTTGAATCCATATGCTTGGACAAGGCGTTCTATTGCTGCCTTACCCCCCTTATTTGGATTTATATTGAACTCATTTCGGATGTTTTCTTTTCGAACCGTCTTATCACAATTCGAGATTTTTTTGGTTTCATGTTCATCATTGAGTTCATGTTGGTGTGAAACGCTTTCGTTTATGCAATCGGTGCCAAATGCTAACCATTCGACAGTAACACCTGTTTCCATGCTACAAATGACAACCCAGTCTGCGGGGAACGTGTCACGTGCATATCTGTTTGCCATCGTGCTTTGGGAGATACCAATGTGGTTACAGAATGCTTGGCGGGAAGTGAAGCCGTAAGCCTGCAGAATCCGATCTATGACCTGCTGCCCTCCACGATTCTGCATTATTAAAGCCTTCATATCATCGCTAACATGGCGAAATGTGTTTTTGTGTGTTGACATATCCGATTTGTGATCCTATTCTCCGAAATGTGAAGTTGAAGTCACGATTAATACCGGCTCACCACAAGCCAATAGGAGATGTTGCATCATGACCCCTAACATTTCAATAACTCTGAATACGCCACATGTCACAATCGAGCGTTATAGCGAACTTACTGGTCTTTCAATCGACACAATTAACGATATGCTGGCTGACGGTCGCATCCCTCGGCATCGCCTTCGGAAAGACAAGAAAAGAGAAAAGGTGATGATCAACCTTGCTGCTCTTACCGTTGATGCACTTACTGATTGCAATGTTGTATTCAACTAGTTCCATTTTGGGATACATCAGGGGTGTCGACCATGTTTGATTACCAAGTTTCCAAACATCCACATTTTGATGAAGCCTGTCGTGCATTCGCACTGCGACACAATCTGGTGAAACTGGCAGAACGTGCAGGCATGAATGTACAGATTCTGCGGAACAAGCTGAACCCAGCTCAACCTCATTTATTAACCGCACCAGAAATCTGGTTGCTTACTGATTTGACTGAAGATTCAACGCTGGTAGATGGCTTTCTGGCACAAATTCACTGCCTGCCATGTGTACCGATTAATGAGGTAGCAAAAGAGAAACTGCCGCATTACGTCATGAGTGCAACCGCAGAGATTGGGCGTGTTGCTGCTGGTGCGGTATCTGGTGATGTGAAAACCAGCGCAGGTCGTCGTGATGCTATCAGCAGCATTAACTCTGTAACACGATTGATGGCGCTGGCTGCTGTTTCATTGCAGGCCCGTTTACAGGCTAATCCTGCGATGGCGAGTGCAGTTGATACCGTGACTGGCCTCGGCGCTTCATTCGGTTTGCTATGAGGTGCTTATGCTGACGAAAGAACCATCATTTGCATCGCTGCTGGTAAAACAAAGCCCGGCAATGCACTACGGTCACGGCTGGATCATGGGAGAGGATGGTAAACGCTGGCATCCATGTCATTCACAAGATGAATTGCTGTCTGAATTGACCACGAGCAAACGGAGAAAGTCCAAATGTATGCGGCAGAAAATGAAGTGGTTTATCACTTTCGTTACAGAGGGGAGAATTATTCAGTACCTGAAGATGATTTGCTCTGTTGCTATCCGTCGTTGTCGGGCGATGGTAGCTACTTTTTCACGCTAAAGGATGGAACCTTTATACGTGGTGAAAAAGTACAAGAAGTGATGCGTATAAAGACATCACCTCTTGAACGTTATCGGCGAAATATTTATCGGTAACGATCTATCAGTGTCTGTATCAGATGAGTGAATTCTTGTTGTTTAACCGAACCTAAAGGAAGTTTGTTTAATTCTTCGCGGAGGAGCTCAAAAAATGCTGATTGATTTGCTGAGTCAGTTCGAAATAAGGAGTGGATCAGACCTGAAACAAGAATTCGTTGAACAGCAACCTCATCGCGAAGACTGGAGATCTCGTTTTCAAGTTGCTCTATACGCTCTCTTTCAACCGGGTTCAACATTGATGATTCCTTCTAGCTATCAATATGTTGGTAATGGATCATATCAAAAATTTTTTAGTAGATGTGTTGTGGGGATGCATAAATGGCTATTAAAAGCGCTGCGGCGACTGTTCCATTAAGCCCCGGTGAACGCCTGAATGGACTTAATCACATTGCGGAGTTAAGGGCGAAAGTATTTGGCCTGAATATTGAGTCAGAGCTTGAGCGGTTTATTAAAGATATGCGTGA